AACCGTTGAACCAATACCTCTAGCCATAATCAATGTATTCTCAGGATTTATGCGAAATGGTTTATCATACTCAACGTCATCTTTCATACCGGGCAGTTCTACCTGACCTTTATCATCCACAGGAAAAGAATATACCAATTGGTCCTTGCCTTTGTCTTCCATGTACATTCCAGAAAACTCAGCAAGATACACTTCAATACCCAACTCAGATGCTTTCTTGCGAACCATTGGTCCAGTTTCGTTTGGATCAAACGGATCATCATGTGACAGAATCAATAGTTTATATGGTTCTTCTTTTGCTTCTGTGATGAATGACTTAAAGTTTTCCATTAGACTTCTTTTTTCTTACCAATGTTATATTTAGTTTCTAGTGCCCAATCATTCTTCTCTGCATAAGGCAGAACTTTGATTTGGCTGAGGGGAGCAACTTCTCCAATTTCACCGATAATATTAACCAATCCCCAATCAAATAATAGTTTTGCAATCATATTCCTGCGAGAAATATCATTCTCGGTTAGATTTGTGTTCTTACCATCAAGAGCAAACAACTCTTTAAAGTGTACAATGAAATACCTGCCCTGCTTATGCAGAATATGACATGATTGATATAGTTTCTTTTCTTTACGAGAAGCAACGCCGATCCGTGATAGTGTTTCTCTAACTTTAAGAAAGTCATCGGGTTCTTTCAACCCAATTTCTAGCATCTGATCCTGTGTCCAATTAATTTCTTCCATTTTTCCCACCTTTATATAATCTTTTTCTTATAGTGGCGAGTTGGTCATCAGACAATATATCAAGAGCGGCTTTGGCCTTTACATTATTATATCCATAGAACTCTTTAACATACTCTAGATTCTCTAATTTCGTCGCCTTCAACCACGGGGTAAATCTCTTCCTTGGCCTCAAACTATTTATCAAAAAATCAAACTGTAGTTTCTTATCTACATTTGGTAGTTGGTTGATCTCATTCACCAACATAACGGTATCAGGAAATGCACCAACGCATTTATTGACAATAAACGGGACATACTTACGTTCCCACTCCTCATCTTCACCATCCATCAGAGGTTCTTTGGTCTGATTGATAGCCTTGAGGTAGGATTTTAACTCATACGTCATAAGAAATCAATCTTTGTAGAAGTCAAGTCGTTCACGATTTGCTCCATCTATCCACAACTTAAATACGATTACTGATCTTAGTTCATAACACTCCCTAGTGACAGGCATGGCCATGTGTGGTAGATGTGCATCAAAGATAACAAGACTATTGCCAACATAAGGCACGAGTTGTCCATCAATTAGAGTACCACCACCCCACTCAGGTTTCCAATCCATTCGTGGATAGTAGATCATCGTGAAATCACCATCATCAGTATGCATCACAGGTTCAATACCATGCGTGTGAGCATTCATATAGATGCGTTTGTATGTATCAATACTATAAGTTTTTTTGAAATCATACTTATACATCGCAGAAGTCCAAATAGGCATCACCCACTCAAAACCATTTGCAATCATTTCCAAAGAGGTTTTTCCACAAAGAACATGCCAATGAGTGCTGGGATGTGCGTCTTTTCCCTTACCCCTAGAGTGATATTCATATCTCCAATATACACCCTTCATTTCGGAAGAAATCAATTCTGCAACATGGTTCTCTACCACATCATTATGCACCATTATCATTGATTTTTTTCTTTCCATATTCTCTGTTCGTCTGAGTTAGCCTGAGCCAGATCATACAAGTCATCTTTTAAAGGACCTTCTTCAAGTGCATAAATCCCTGCTCGACGGTCTTTAGGAAGCATACAAAATTCATAAACAAGAGTTTCTGCCCACACGCCAATCAGGTCTTTGATTTTATCTCTATCTTCTAGAGAAACCATCTTAGGTTTGAATATAGCAGTTCCATAGATTGAATGAAACAAACCAGCTTTGCAAAGGTCATCAGAACAACCCCTTTCAGACAACAACACACTAACACCAACTAGATGATGTAGAAGATTCCTATTACCACTATGTTGTTGTTTGTCACAACCAATGTCTTTTAGATAATCAATCAGTGGAATAAACATTTCCCTATATTCATCATCAGTCATTTAAACTTTGCTCCACCCATAATCTCAGTCAGACAAGCCATCATGTTGATTTCCAGATCAGCAACAAACGCTGCCTTATATTGGTACTCACCCAACGCCACGACAACATGAGGGATGCTGCTAGGATCAATGTAATCATATAGATTGTCATAAACAGCACGAAACAACTTGTCAGAATCATTATCCAGACTATCGACAACCCATTTTCTAACATTGGTGAACTCCTTTTTCTTCATCATACCCATCAGGTCTTTGATGTTCTTATCACCAAGGTTAACCAGAATACCAGCGTCAATCTCACCAGCCACAGAATATCGTTGAAGTTCATTCAGAACTTTACGCCAGTCTGGAAAGTGATTATTTATGAGTTCTGCAACAACCTTCTCATTGAACTTGATTTCATTCTCGTTGAGGATTCCAATCACCCTATTGAAGAATTGAGTTGCAAGTTTATTCTTCTCTGCTTTAGGAATCACAAAGTCAATTACACTGCATCGTGATTGCAGTGCGGGAATAATGCGGTTCTTGTAATTACAGGTTAGAATGAACCCACAGTTCTTATGAAACTCTTCAATGAAACCACGAAGGGCTGGTTGTGTTGACTGTGGATTTAGATAGTCTGCCTCATCAAGAATGAGATACTTCTTACCACCTTCAAGTGACACAGTGGACGCAAAGTTCTTTATCTTGGTTCTGAGAACGTCAATACCTGACTCCTCAGAACCGTTGATAAACATGTAGGTAGCACCAATCTGCTCCAGCATGGCACGGGCGGCAGTAGTCTTACCAACGCCCGGACCACCTGAGAGAATCAGATTGGGTAGTGTTTCCTTGTCAACAAAGGATTGCAAGGAAGATTTTAGGGACTTAGGAAGTACGCATGACTTGATGTCCCGTGGCCGATAAAGTTCTGTCCAAAGAAACGTGTCTTTCATAATATAAATTCCTCAGATTAATCATTAGGTTTGAAAGAGGACTCTGGTTCCAGTGCAATCCAATACTGCACACCAAGTTTAGTGTTAGTAAAGTGACTAATTTTTTTAGAGGATACTTCAACATCGTATGCGCCGGGCATAACTTTTAGATTTTCAACCTTGAACCAGAACTTATACTCTGCGGCAACATCACCAACATCCAGAGATGTCTCAAATGCGTTTGCAGTGCTGTTCTTCTTATCAGTGACCATCAACTTACCACCAGAAAGTGCCATATCGGGAACACCGATAACAGCAGCAGCCTTTGTGATTTCGTTGAGTGTATCGCTCGACAGGTTGAACGTCAATTCAGTCGAGGGCATCGAAATCTCTTTAGATGGAGTCGTCACCACGGATGGATCAGAGAACCAATACTTGAGAGACTTCGATGTTCCCTCTTCTGTGATAATAACAAAGTCATTATTAAACTCTAGATCGGGTCTTCCGAATAGAGAGAGTGCCGATAGGAACTCATTCAAATCATAGATAGCAAAGTCACTAGGGAATTCCTCAGTGACATCTGCCTTGGCTACGATGTTCTTCATCGCAGACATGGTAGAAAGACTAGACCCCGACTTCACCATAAGATTAGCGTTAATCGTAGAGAAGTTTTTCAGTACGGAGATTGTTTCAGTAGATAGTTTCATTATATATTTTCCTTCATCATATTATAGTTTATATAGTATCACATCATCCAGAATAAGTCAAGTCTCTTCTTTATCATGGACAAACAGAGCGATAATCGTGTAATGAAGAATCTTGAGTAAGTCACTTCTGTTCTTTCCACCCTTTTTTCCATATCGTTGTGCGTATTTCATGATGTTACCGATACAGAAACCTTCACCATGTCCACCGTCTATGATGAACTCTGTAGCTTGAAACTTGTTCTTGCTATAGTGTTCATCATATGTCGAGTCGATGTATTTTTGAAGTTCAACAAGTGTTGTACCTTCATTGTATTTGTAATTAACTTTCGTCATCATTAACCTTCATTTCATTAATAATATTTTCATAATATTTTGTGAGCTCACGGTGAGAAGTTTTGGCATCCAGAAAACTAAACCATCCAGTAGCAATTGTTTTAGTTTGTGTTGGCGATATTACACCCCTATGTGTGTGGGTAAAATCTGTTGGCCAGATAGCAGTCAAACCCTTTTTAGGTTTTACCTGTCTACCTTGATACAACCATTGAGTTTCACCACCATCCTCAACATCATTAAGATATGTCATGAAGACAAGAGCTCGCTGATGTGTTAAATGAGTAGCACGTTCACAATGCCAAGAGGGAAATCCTTCGCCGGGTTCATAATGTTGAATAAGCCAAGGTTCTGCATATCCTATAGGAAAAGTAAAGGAATCATACTCTTTTCGATAATCTTCAACACACAATCCAAGAAAATTTAAATATTTTAAAATACTAGGATCACTAGAGTTTGGCCAGACTACAACATCAGTTGATTTTTTATCTCCACCATCAGAAAGGCCACGCTGTTTGTATTCAACATGATTATCATAATATTTGAGCATATCATCACATAATGATGTATCTTCCATCTGTATCATATGAATAAAATCACCCATTACATATCCACATTAATATTTGCAGAGAAAGTCCTACGTTCGCCTTCACCAAAGAATGGCATAACAGCATGGCGCAACCAAGCAGGAAATATAATCATAGTTCCAACTTCTGGTTTGACATATTCTTCTGTGATAGGGCGAAGCATATTAACATCACGCATACCGTTTGTACCCCAACACAAGTAAGTAAATCCATCAACCGCACCACTTGCACCATTGAGTCCTTGAAATCCCGGCGTGACACCAGCAGCAATCATTTCCTCAGAGGGAAGACCAATAGCTTCAATCTGGGGGGGGACCTTTAGAAAGAGAATGCAGGACAGTCCCATAAAACTACGAGTCCCATGATCATGCAGAGGATTATAATCACCAGCATAACTATGAACAGTCCACATAGTTTGGACATCAGTTTTTACTTCCTTCTCAATTACACCAAGAGTCTGTTTAATATATTCTTTACCCAGTGTATTAAGGATAGTTGCAAATTCCTCACCGGGGCCACCGTCATTATGGGGGAATACCCATTGGCCAGATTTTTCATTCTGATTAATTTGGCCAACTAATCCACCTGACAAGTCTTGAGCAGATGGAACAATTACTTCATCAATATGTTCATTCAACTCATCAATAATATTAAGAGGAATTTCTGCCCTCATAATATTGACTGCTAACTTATTACGCATTGCAACTGAAATACCAGTGCTAACCTTTGCTACTTCTGCATCATCAGCTGTATCTA